CTAATAATTCTTTTGCTAAAATGTATTCTTTTACGAGTCCTGAACGAACAATGTCTTCGGGTGTAAATGTAATACAGTCAAAAGAATCAACTTTATTTAATACTCTTAAAAACTCACTCAAACCTGAAACATCCGCTCGGTTTCTTGAGATTTCAAGATCATCTTGTTTTGTGTCTCCACAGAATACAATCTTTGATGATTCTCCCACTCTTGTTATGATTGTATCCAATTCGTGATAAGTCATTGACTGACATTCGTCTACGATGATAATCGTGTTATCGAATGTTAAACCTCTTACAAAGGATGATGTCATAAACTTCATCATTCCTTTAGATTTTAAGATATTATAAGCATCTCCTCTGCCAAATAAATCGTTAACGATATCTGTGTATGGTGCTTCGAATACAGCTTCTTTCTGGGATTGTGACCCAGGCATAAAGCCTTGTTCGCGCGTCTGAACTGCAGATCTTATAACGACGACTTTTTCATACTCCCCTCTCTGTAGTACGTCATTTAGCGCTAGGTATAGAGCGCACATTGTTTTACCTGTACCTGCTGTTCCGATGGCCGCGATGTTGTTACCTGAACGATAAGAGCTGAACAAATCTTCTTGCGTTGGAGTTAGTGGTTTAATCTTTCTCATTCCAAATTTTTGATTTAGAATGCTTACTTGATGATCTAACTCTCGAGCTTGTCTAGCCTTTTCCTTACGTGATAAACGACGCTGTTTTGCCATGAAACCTCCTATGGACTTCGTCAGAAGTCATTGATTGTGCTTTTGGTTTTTCTCGATCCCGGATGATGGGATTTGATATTTCTTAATACATCACGAAAACCTTCGTCGGGCTTTTTACGACCAAGACGATGGGGATCACCAATGCTAGGAGCACCCGTTATGAGTTGTGTAAGGTGGGGGTTATTTTGAACGTACTGATCACGTTCTGATATTGACATATGTATGTCAAATACTTCATCTGTTTCATTATTTCTAAACGTATAATTGGGCATACTGCTCCTCGATATAAAAAAGGCAATCCTGCACAGAAGATTGCCTCACCGATCCATCATATAATTGCTCTGTGCATATTGATATTTATAATTTAGAGTCGGTTTAACCTACTATAGTTTCGTAAATTTCTTTCCAATTTTTACACCGATATTCGGCTTGGAAATCTTGGTTAAATGGATGGTCAATTAAGATTGATTCCAAACCAATGCTTGTACCAAGAGCTGCATTTTCTGGCTTATCTTCAATCCACCAGCAACCGCTATCACGATATTGCTCAAGAGCGTCATCTTTTTCGGCGCCGGTGTCAAGATAGACAAAGCTTTCAAATACAGTAGGACCGAACAGTTCGTTTAGATTCTTTGTGCGAAGACGGCCTGCATAGGTATCTTCACTTAAGGAACTGATTACACGGAAAACATAACCATGCTCTTCGTGCAATTTGCGAACGTATTTGATTGCATCCAGATGAGGAGGCAATTTACGGATCCACGCAGATTCGTTGAACATACGGCATACACGTTCCTTCTCAATCGTCGAAAGATTGTAACGCTTTTGCACGTCGTACTCAAACTCAGCACCCTCGGCAAGCTCGTAATTATGACGGTCCATCCATTGTGTAAACGAATAGATCCAATCAAGGAGAACGCCGTCGGCATCGGTCAAGATCACTTTATCACTTAAATTCATCATATATCCTTTCATTTGATTCTAAAATAATATTAACTCATTTAGAATCAAATGTCAACTACTTTTTTCGGTAGTCGTCATCAAAATTTTCATTACGCTCAGAATATTTCATTTTGCGTTTATTACGACGTGATTCCATTTTTTGTTCTTTACGTCGTTGACGATAATCATCGTCAGAGCCCCATTCGTCGTCATCCCACTTATTTTCGCGGAAATTCTTGAAACTCTTGGCCATTGATCTTACTCCTTAATTAGACCTGGGAAAGCTTTATTAATTGTCTTCTTTTGCAATCCTTTGAAGGATTTTTGTGCAATGCAGTGGTTTGCCAACATTTCGGCATCATCATTATCAATGTCTTCAAGCAATTGAATAAAAAGAGCCTCGCGCTTTGACTGATTAAGATTGTCGTATCCACCACCTTTGATGAAAATCTTTAATCGTCGAGCCTCCTTGAAGAGCAAGGTATGAGCTTGATCTTCAAACTCGTTCTTTCTCCAAGGTGGAGCAGTGTCAGGCAAAAGCCATTCAACTCGCTCTCTGTCATACGTTGATTGAAGGATCATCTTGAGTGGCATAGACTCGTTTTGCTTGAGCCAATCCACCTTTTCCTCGGCGTTTGGTAGTTCCGCACACTTTGCGATGATTTCTGAAATAGATAGTTGCATTTAAAAATCCTGAATGTCTGTAATTAAGTTCTTGAGCTTTTTCTTAACAAAGAAGTTAAACAACTGTTCACGGCCAACTTCTTTTTCTTGATTATACTCTTCCATGATTTGATCTTGGTATTCCATCGGAATTTGAGACAAATCAATCATCATCTTGTTACGATGATAACGACGCAATGTCTCTTCATCCATTTCTTCAGTACCTTTAGAAAATACACTGATGCGTTTTTTGGTCATTGGCTTTTGACGTTCGCCAACAGCAAGGCAATTATCAGCAGACAAGATGTTAGGTACGCCGTCTCCTGCGTCACCTTTCAAAACGTGCTCAGTAAGGTATTGTGATGGATTATCATTGCGGATCCAACGCTTACGTACTGGATCGTATTGGTCTACGTTTGCATATGTTTGCAATTGAATGTAGTCCTTATCACCTGAAAGAATAAGGAAAGGTTCAGAGCCAATGTTGAGCTCAGTACCTTCGTTATGAATTACCGTACCAATGATATCGTCGGCTTCACAACGTTCAATGTGAATTACTTTGTAAGGAAAGAATTCTCGCAGCTCTTCACGTAAGGTGTTCATAATGTTAAACAAGTTAGACCAATCAAGTTCTGATTCGTCACGTGACTTTTTGCGATTTGCTTTGTAATAAGGGTATGCTTCACGGCGCCAAGTATTTTTGCCGTCAGCACAAATTACAATTTCTCCATACTTGTCGGAGAATTTTTTCCGATTGTATCGGATTGAGTTTAAGAACATGTGACGAATGATATTTTCGTCAACATCAAGGTTTGTGTGATTACCAATACTTGCGAAAAGACTGGCAAGCACAACCTGATTATAATCTACTAAGATTGCCATAAGTTAAGTTTCCATTAAGTTTAATCATATATTATCTATATTAATCTATATCGTCCTCAATGTCAACCATTTTTTCGTTGAATTCTTCAATATCTTCAATGGTAATTGCTTCTTTAGCGAAGTCTTGTAATGTATGGGGCATTCCTTGAGATTGCAAATGTAAAGATCTGATTGATTCTAAGACTAACATCATTGAAGGAAAATATGTTTGCATATCTTGAGTAAAGTCACAGCCAGATCTTACGAGTTCACCTATTGCCTGTCTCCAGATAAACTCTGCAATTTCGTTTGCAAATTCTTCTTTATATTCGCGAATTTTTTCCTGTAGATCTTCAGCGGTTTGAACTGGCGCGTCAACCTTTAATCTAGGAAATTCTATAATGTTATCAGACATCTGACATATCTCTTAACAGTTTGTTCCATAAGTTTGAAAATGTGTTAATGCTATTGCGCCCCAAGGCGAAGCGATCTGACGTCGTCAAATTCTTCAAAAAGGTTGGATCAGCCTTTTGGTTTTCAAGAACTTGTCTTGCAACGGAATATGCATAATTTGCATGGTATCTTGTATCCTCGGTGTAGTCATACATCACGGTTGCGTTACCAGCAGTTTCAGTTAATGCTCCATGATTTGGGTGGATACAAAGAACGCCAGAGCGAATTGCTTCAATCATGGCAATACAAGAAGTTTCTTTCCAAATATTTGGATATAGGAAAATATGAGCGTTATCAAGAGCTTCCAATACAACGTCGTTTGGCTGCACGCCATGATATGTCATTTTAGAATGAGTTTTAATGTTAGTGAACAATCCTTCATAAGGTGCATCACGTTGCTCCCAACCATAAATACCAAAGCTTGAATAGACATCAAGATGAATGTTATCATAATCATTTGATAACGCATCAAAGATTGGCACAAGCAATTCTAACCCGCGGTGCGGAGTTGTGTGATAGACGAAACGAATTGTATCGTATTCTTTTTCAGGAGCAGAGTACTCTTTTTCAATTGCATTATGAATTACAGTACATTTTGAATATGGAATGTCATACCTTGTAATGTATTGGTCACGCTGCCACGCAGACACAAACACAAGACGGTCAAATTGTTGCCAACCGCCATTTGCAAGAATATTCATTTCAGGATCTTCTGCCAAATCGTGAGCATAAAGAATATTCTTTACGTCATCATACATTTGACGAGGGCGAGAAAAATGGATTGCGACGTTTTTCAACAAATCGTGTCTTGTGTTTTCAAGTACACGTGTACGCATCATTTCAGTACCACCACGAGAGTTTCCTGAAACTTCAGACTCAATCACTTGCCCCTTGTAAATGCAGCTCATATCTTTTCCCTTATATAAATTTTTTCTAAAACTTCTTCAAATTCTTCAACGGTCCCGTTATTATGGACTCGGTATGTTCTTACATCAAATTTATGAGGGAGGACATATTGCTTTTCAATAGGAGTTGTCTTTTGGTTAATGTATTCCCAAATCACGTTTCCATCAAAGTATCTTCGAGAGTCCGAAGAATAATCGCATCCATCTCTTGTAAGTTGAACCAAGACAAAATTATCTGAACCAATTCTATTTATTACAGGAATAAGCTCGTCAATGAAACCGCCATCAGAAATGCAGTAATCTTTCCCATCTTCGATTTCGTTTGCAACTTGGTTACCAAAGTAATCCAAACCAAGCCGAGGTTTGATGCGCTTTTCTGAAACATAAATCATTGCCTCACGTCTTGAAAAACCACCAAGCAAACTTGTAGGCATTTCTTTGATTTCTCGGTTATGATATCCATCCATAAACCAATTATAGTCTACGTTGAAGTAATTAACCGTTTCTTTATATAATTGGTACTTAAAGGAAAGATGCTTGAAGCCTTTTTCTTTGAAGAAATTAGCAGCAAGATCTTTCCCTGCACCAGGAGGTCCATTAAAAAGTATTATCATACATTATCCGTTACGATGTTATTGATTTCTTCTTTCCACATATTTTGCCATTCAGTTGCAGTAATACCTGAAAGAATAAAATCACGGTCTTCTTGTTTGAGGTAACCCATAGCGTCCGAAATGTTTAGGTAACCTTTTTCCCACATTTCGTAATCTTTAGGATTTACATCAATGTCCTTTGAACGAACGATTCCTGAGATTGAGCTTTTACGACGGATAATCATTACGCAGCCTCCACTTCAACAAAAAACATTTCAGTCAATTCGTCATCAGCGTAGTATTCGCCTAGTTGTAATTCTTCTGCCAAGAAATTGTAGCAGTTAACATAAGATCCTTCGAAAGTAAAGTTTGGGTTACCTCCACCAGGACCTTCAGCAATGAAGTCAACAATTTTAAGATTGTTTTTTTCAACAAGTACTAGGAATTCTCCTAGTTCAATATCGTGGGCGATGTCAACGTTGATTTTAGCCATAGCATTTGCTCCTTTGTTAATATAACTATACTAACAAAAGTTGCTATGAATGTCAATAGAAAAAAGAGGGAAAGGCCAAAATAAATTGGCCTCGGA